ATAATTACTGGGTAGCCATTGCATGGAGCCCGGAACTTAGCTTATTCGCCGCAGTCGCGGCAAGCGGGACCGGCAATCGGGTTATGACCAGCCCGGATGGTGTTACCTGGACATCCCGGACCAGTGCGACGGATAATTACTGGGCAGCCATTGCATGGAGTCCGAAACTTGGCTTATTCGCAGCGGTCGCGTGGTCCGGGACCGGCAATCGGGTTATGACCAGCCCGGACGGTGTTACCTGGACAGTTCAGACTAGTGCGGTGGATAATGACTGGAGGGGCATTGCGTGGAGTCCGAAATTTAACTTATTCGCAGCAGTCGCTAATACCGGGACCGGCAATCGGGTTATGACATACGGCCATTCCGAAATTTTTACGGCCGGAGAATTAGTCACTATGGTCAATTGGATAAAAAGAGTTCCCGCTATTTGCAATCTTAATTATTTGGCCATTGCGTGGAGTCCGGAACTTGGCTTATTCGCAGCGGTCGCTAATTCCGGGACCGGCAATCGGGTTATGACCAGTCCGGACGGTATTGTCTGGACAGCCCAGGCTAGTGCGGCGGATATTGGCTGGAATGCCATTGTATGGAGCCCGGAACTTGGCTTATTCGCAGCGGTCGCTAATTCCGGGACCGGCAATCGGGTTATGACCAGTCCGGACGGTATTGTCTGGACAGCCCAGGCCAGTGCGGCGAATAATTACTGGACAGCCATTGCATGGAGCCCGGAACTTGGCTTATTCGCCGCAGTCGCGTGGTCCGGGACCGGCAATCGGGTTATGACCAGCCCGGATGGTATTACCTGGACATCCCGGACCAGTGCGGCGGATAATTACTGGGCAGCCATTGCATGGAGCCCGGAACTTGGCTTATTCGCAGCAGTCGCGGTAAGCGGGACCGGCAATCGGGTTATGACCAGCTCGGACGGTGTTACCTGGACATCCCGGACCAGTGCGGCGGATAATAACTGGGCAGCCATTGCATGGAGCCCGGAACTTAAGTTATTCGCAGCGGTCGCTCAGTCCGGGACCGGCAATCGGGTTATGACCAGCCCGGACGGTGTTACCTGGACATCCCGGACCAGTGCGGCGGATAATAACTGGGCAGCTATTGCGTGGAGCCCGGAATTTGGCTTATTCGTTGCGGTCGCGTGGTCCGGGAACGGCAATCGGGTCATGACCAGTCCGAACGGCATTGTCTGGACAGGCCAGACCAGTGCGGTGGATAATGGTTGGAGGGGCATTGCGTGGAGCCCGGAACTTAGCTTATTCGCAGCGGTCGCCAATTCCGGGACCAACAATCGGGTCATGACATGTTCAGTAGGCCCAGACATCTGGACATCCCAGGCCAGTGCGACGGATAATTACTGGATAGCCATTGCATGGAGCCCGGAACTTAAGTTATTCGCTGCAGTCGCCCAGTCCGGAACCGGCGATCGGGTTATGACCAGCCCGGACGGTATTATCTGGACATCCCAGACCAGTGCGACGGATAATGGCTGGAATGCTATTGCGTGGAGCCCGGAACTTGGCTTATTCGCAGCGGTTGCGTGGTCCGGAACCGGCGATCGGGTTATGACCAGCCCGGACGGTGTTACATGGACATCCCAGACCAGCGCGGCGAATAATTACTGGAATGCCATTGCGTGGAGCCCGGAACTTGGCTTATTCGCAGCAGTCGCCAATTCCGGGAACGGCAATCGGGTTATGACCAGCCCGGACGGTATTACCTGGACATCTCGGACCAGTGCGGCGGATAATGACTGGTGGGGCATTGCGTGGAGTCCGGAACTTGGCTTATTCGCAGCGGTCGCGGCAACCGGGAACGGCAATCGGGTTATGACCAGCCCGGACGGTATTACCTGGACATCCCGGACCAGTGCGGCGAATAATTACTGGGGGGCCATTGCGTGGAGCCCGGAACTTGGCTTATTCGCAGCGGTCGCTAATTCCGGGAACGGCAATCGGGTTATGACCAGTCCGGACGGTATTGTCTGGACAGCCCAGGCCAGTGCGGCGGATAATGACTGGGTAGCCATTGCATGGAGTTCGGAACTTGGCTTATTCGCAGCGGTCGCGACAACTGGGACGGGCAATCAGGTTATGATCAGCCCGGACGGTGTTATATGGACATCCCAGGCCAGTGCGGAGAATAATCGCTGGAGGGGCATTGCGTGGAGTCCGGAATTTAGCTTATTCGCAGCGGTCGCGGCAACCGGGACCGGCAATCAGGTTATGACATATTCAATCGGCACAGCCGGCAGTGTTCGAATCCACGGGGGGAAGACCGCCATCACACTGGCTCCTGACGGTCGGTACGAGTTCATCAACCACAACTTTTATGGTTCTTCTGATTATTACCGGATGTATGGGTGCGACAGCAAGAACCGTGCGTTCGAGTTTAACGGCAACGACTACATCCCGATTCGTACCGGCATGATAACGGACGCTCCCACACATATTACAGCCTTTAAACGGCATCTCTTTTTAATGTTTCCAGGTGGCTCTGTGCAGCATAGCTCAACAGGGAAGCCCGTCGAATGGTCAGCCATAACCGGCGCCAGCGAACTTGGGATCGGCCAGTCCGGGACCGGGTTTGCCATTACGGTCGGCGGTACCCTTGCGATTTTCAGTCGGAACGGCATATTTATACTTTCGGGGACCGGCGCTTCGGATTGGATACTTGATGAATATTCAAGGGAACTCGGGGCTATAGAGTGGAGCCTCCAGAAGATGATGTCGCCCATATTCCTCGATGACGTTGGTCTGACATCTATGGATGCGGTGCCCGCGTTTGGTGATTTCAAAGCAAACACGCTATCGCAAAAAATACAGTCATATTTCACCAGCGCGAAGAGAAACGCTGTTGTGGCCTCTCTCCGGATCAAGTCAAAAGAGCAGTATCGTCTCTTTTTTTCCGACGGCACAGGCATAAACCTGGCCTTCAACGGAAACAGCGTGGTCGGTTTTACCCGGCTGAAATATCCGGATGCTATTACATGTACATGCTCGGGCGAAGACAGCTCTGGGAACGAGGTATTATTCTTCGGCTCGGACGATGGGATGGTCTATCAATTTGAGAAAGGGACGTCTTTTGATGGCGATGCGATTATTGCATATCTCAAGACATCACCCAACTCGATTGGAACCCCTGACAGGAAAAAGCGGTTTTTCTCCGTCATTGTTGAAAAAGACAATCTTGAAACGGCTACTGAGTGGGAGGTCGGTGTATGGGGTGGGTTTAAATGGAGTGATCCGGGCGGCGAAATAGAGCAAACGTATCTCGATACGGTTGACACAAATTATTCTTTTATCTATTATTCAAGCTCTCAATATCTTGAACCATTTACGCTACATGGCGTGAGGATACATTATTCTCTTGGAGGCATGATCCGATGAGCAACGATTATTATAATAACAGCACAAACACTCTAGTAACGCTCGACAATGCCAGGGCCACCGACGTTGAGGGTAAGTTTGACGAGGTTGTGACCGGGTTCGCCCTGCTTCCCGGAGAGGAAAAGTTAAAACGCGAGACGTTAAACTTTATCAATCTGGCCGGATCCGCGACCAACTACACGGCGGCCCTGACGTACACGCCAACAGCTTATATAGACGGCATGCACATTGTTGCCAGGGTGAACATTACAAACACGGGGAGTGCCACGGTTAATGTGGATTCTCTTGGGGTGAAGGCCATTAAGCGCAAAAACGGAGCCACTCTGACTGCCGGTGACATGACGGCCGGTCAGTTTGTAGATTTGAGATATGATTCAGCAAACGGTTATTTTATTCTGATGACGTACTAACTGGGGCAAACTTGATAAAAAAAAAGTTAACTATCTGTTATGGCCAATAATTTTGAGATAATCAATAACTGGGAAGCCTGGCAAGGGCTAACCCGTGAGCAGCGGGATTATGAGCTGTTCCGTATTCTACATAATCTGGACCGGCGTCTTGCCTCTCTGGAGCGGAGGCTTTGGTTTGATAAGGGGTTGGTTTTTTGTGGCAGCATACTTGGTGGAGCGTTGGCGGCATTAGGAATAAAAAAATTATGAATGGGTGTTTTTTTTAAAGGGGATCAGTGAGTTGATAAAAATAAACCTTTGACATTCCTTAATTATTGGAATGGAAATCTTAACGCCGTGATTAATTTAAAACAAATGGCGGCAAGTTCTGTCGATGGATAAATTTTAGAGGACGGATAGACAATGGGTATATTCAGTGGGATTACTTCAGCGTTAAAAACAGCAGAAACCGGAGCACGAATTGTAGAAAAATCTACAGACGGAATTATTAATGGCATTGGCAAATTGGTATTTACTGAGCAGGAAAAGTCCGAAATCAATATGGAGGCGGCTAAAGCTATTATTGATATGCAAAAGGCTCATACTATTGAAAATAGTGAGCAGAGCAAGGCCCGACGATATCTTGCTATGCTCACATTTTGGTTTCATTACTGTTTTATCATTGGCCTTGTTATACTATACCGCATCGATCCTAATTGGTGTAATGAGGCGCTAACCGTTTTGATTAAAATCGATACCAGCTATTTGATGCTGATGGTGGCCGGAGCGTATTTCGTCCCTTATCAGCTTTCAAAGCTCGGGATTTTTAATGGTAAAAAAGAATAAATGTCATCCATTCATATTGTATGGCTTAAATGTCCAGAATATAACCTTGAAGAAATGGGAAAAATAGATGCCGCTTTATAATATACTGGTCTGCACAATCCTGAAACATCTTGAGGAGACCCGCGCGGTTCATCCGGCTAGGGAAAATGGGCAGGCCAACGTATTTATTGCGCAGGCGGGGTATTGATGCCTAACGAGAAATCGAAAATGAGGGGAATATCGTGGCGGGCTGTCGTTGATCAGGCTGATCCAAGGCATAAGGAGCCAAAGATAGCCTACGTGTTTAGTAATAAGAGAGAGTTCAGGGAGAGTACGCCATTCTATGCATTTTATATTATTTGCCGCGCAACAGAAGACGAAGACTTGCGCCAGACAGAAGACGGGATTGACATTCGCATTATAGAATAAGGAAAAAAAGCATGGCAAAGAAAATAAGTGAACTTCTCGAAATAACCACGCTGGCAACAGCGGACTTGATTGAAGTGTCTCAGGCTGCTGGTGGTGGGGTATATACCAGTAAAAAAATTAACTTAGTCGAGAATGCTGCGAATGTTCGATCAGTCCTGGGCGCGGGAGATATGTTAAAAACAGTTTACGACACAAACAATAATGGGATTGTTGATGAAGCGGAGAAGATAGATGGAGGAACCTGGAGTTAAACAAACAAATAAAAAAAGAGACAAGAAAAAATGGCTGGTACAATTAAATTAAAAAGAGGCGTTTATTCGTTGTTACCTGCGCTTACAGATGGTGAGCCTGGTTGGTGCACAGATAATTTTAAACTTTATATTGGACAAGGAGGAGCCAACAAACTTGTTGGTGAAGCCGATTTTCTGAAACTGTCTGGCGGTTCTCTGACAAACTTCCTGTCTCTTCATGCCAATCCAACAGCGGCTCTACACGCTGCCACAAAATCCTATGTTGACTCAGTGGCCACGGGGCTTGATGTCAAGGCATCTGTAAAGCTAGCCACTGCTGCTGCACTACCTGCCTGCACAGCCGGTGGTTCAGAGGTGGGAAAAACCCTCACTATGAGCGCTGTTGGTGCTTTGACAGTTGATGAAGTTGCTACAGTTCTAAATGACCGTGTTCTCGTTAAAAATCAGGTAACAGGTGCAGACAATGGTATTTATAAGGTTACCACCGAAGGCACGGCAAATGTGGCGGCAGTTTTAACAAGAGCGATGGATGCAGACCAGGCTGCAGAGGTAACAGCGGGAATGTTTACCTTTGCTGAGAAGGGAACTGCTAATGGGGATAAAGGATTTGTCCTGACAACCGATGATCCGATTACTGTTGACACTACTGCCCTGGCGTTTTCTCAGTTTGCAGGTTCTAGTGGAAGTACAACATTTATCGAACTGACTGATACCCCTGCGGACTATACGAACGCAGGCTCGAAAGCCGTAAGGGTAAATGCTGGAGCAACTGCTCTTGAGTTTATTGACTTTGCAGCCACATATCTTGAGGCGGCACCAACGAATGGTGAAACAAATAAAGCTCCTAATTCTGATTGGGCTTTTGATCATAATGCGGCAGAAACCGGAATCCACGGCGCGGGCGTAAATACATTATTAAATTCTTCAAGCGTAATAGATGGAGGCACATTTTAACGCTTGATAGGAGATTGTAATGTTTGAAAATGTAAAGACTTCTGGTAAGAAACAAAATGAAACTTCAATAAGTTTTACCATTGATGACCTTGTCTTGCTAATAGGCGAGAAAGTAGTAGAAAATAAGCTTCAGGCAAGAATTCTCGATTTTCAAAAGAAAAAAATTGCCGGTCTTGAAGAGCAATCATTGGAATTCCAATCCCAGAAAATGTCTATTGAACAAACTATCAATGAATTAAAAGTTCAACATGAAAAGACTATTTCTAATTTGCAAGTTCATGTGAAGGGTTTGGAAACAAAACTTTTAGAATTTCAAACCGCAAAACATGAATACACTGTTTCTCTTGAAGACAAACTTCACGGGGTAGTTCTTGAAAGGGATGAACTCAGGAAAGAAGCCGGAATGTTAAGACAGAAAAAAGAAAAGAAAATGAAAGTTAAGCAAAAAAGTAGGGAAAATAAATGCCGAATACCTTGAAAATTAAGCGTGGAGTAAAAACTTCGTTGCCAACTCTTGCTGCGGGCGAGCCTGGTTGGTGTACAGATACGCATGATTTGTTTATAGGAGATGGAACAGTAAACAGGTTTGTGGGTTCTCCGAACTTCTCAAGAGGCGGCACTCTGTATAAAGCTGATGGGATAGCGAATGCGACTTTAAATATCATTGTGTGGAGAACTTCCTTTGCCTGTGTTGTAAAATATGTGAAGGGATATAGGGTTGGCGGCACAGGAGCTACTGTGAACGCAAGGAAAAATGGAAATCTCAACCTGCTTGCTTCCGCACTTTCTTTGACAAGCGCCGATGAATGGATGGATGGCGGCGCTGTTCAGAATGAAAATTTTGCTGTTGGGGATAAACTTGAGATTATGATTGTAAGCACAGCAGACGCCGTAACACAACTGGCGATTCAAATTGATTTTGTGAGGATATAATTTAACAAACTATACTGTGAAAGTAAAAAAATGAAAAAAAAATTAAATGCAACAATAGACGCCTTAGAAATAATTAAGGGCTCTTTAATTTTTGCAGATGCCGATTACCAAAAACTTATAGACTTTAAAGAAGAACTTTCTCATACTTGGAAAACAGCGCAGATATTTCGTACCAGAACGGAAATGGAAGTGTCGGTTTTAAATGATATTAAACATCCAACTCCAGATTCGAAATATTGGCAGGCAGTTAGAGAACAAAATGTCATGTTCCAAGAATTGGTCATGCTGTCTTATGAATATCGTAAGAATAAGATAGAAATTGAGATATTGAAACGGGATATTTTGGAGGAAGCTGATTTTTTAAAACAAGAATTATTGCAAATTGAAATTGAGAAAAAACTTTTTATTGGTAAAAATATGGAATGTACTGCTGGAGATCGGCTTCGAGAGATACTTGAATGGTCGGCAATCAAAAAGGAATTAACG